GTGGATGCCAACGCGCTCGGCTAGGATCACGGCCGAGCAACCTGCGAGAATCGACTCATGGGAACCATCGCTGTCAACAGTTCGTCCGTGCCGAGCGGCCTCCTGGCCCTGCTCGTGGCCGATCAGATCGTCCCGGGCTCGCCGGCCGGCTACGAGCTGTGCAAACAGCTCTGGGAACTGCATCCGCTGGCTGGCAAGGTCGTGGAGAAGCCCGTCTCGCTCGCGCTCGGCCAGAAGCGCAAGATCAATGTTCCGTGCGCCCTCGAAGAACGCCTCGTGAAGGCGTTCGAGGACGAATGGGACGCGCTACAGTGCACGCGCTACATCCGCGACCTGGCGCACGTCTCGCGCGCGTACGGCGTCGGCGCGCTGGCCTACGGTGCGCCCGACTGGCCTACGGACAAGGCGATCCCGCTGGAAGAGCTGTACCGCGTGCATGACTTCTACGTGAACATTTTCGACCCGCTGAACCTCTCGGGCTCGACCGTCACGAACCAGAACCCGAACGCGCCGGACTTTCAAAAGGCGTGGCAAGACCTGACGGCCGCCGGCCAGCCCTACCACAAGTCCCGCACGGTGCTGCTGTTCAACGGGACGCCGATCTACCTCTCCTTCCAGTCGTCGAGCTTCAGCTACTCAGGCCGCTCGGTCTTCCTGCGCGCGCTGTTCCCGATGAAGTCGTTCGTCCAGTCGATGATCGTCAACGACATGGTGTCCCTGAAGGCCGGGCTTCTCATCGCCAAGATGGAGCAAGGCGGATCGGTCATCAACCGGATCCAGGAGAAGGTCAGCGCCTGGAAGCGCAACCTGTTGAACGAGGGCCGCACAAACAACACGCTCACCATCGGAACGAACGAGTCCATCGAGTCCATCGACCTGAACAACACCGACAAGGCGATGACCGTGGCCCGGGACAACATCATCTCGGACATCGCAGCCGCGACCGACGTGCCCGCGATCCTGCTGAAGGATGAGAGCTTCGCCAAGGGCCTCGCCAGCGGCGACCAGGACATGCTCGCCGTGGTGCAGTACATCGACGGCATTCGCACGGAGCTGCAGCCGGCGCATGCGTTCTTCGACCGCATCGTCATGCACCGGGCCTGGAACCCCGACTTCTACGCGGCCCTGCAGCAGGACGTGAGCGAGCTGGCTGGCGTGAGCTACGAGAAGTGGTTCTACGACATGAAGAACCTGTTCACCGTCGAGTGGCCGACGCTGATCCAGGAACCCGAGTCGGAGAAGGTCAAGCGCAACGCCGAGAAGCTGAAGGCGATGGTCGAGGTGCTGAAGACGCTGCTCCCGTCGCTCGACCCGGTGAACCGTGCGGCGGCCGTGGAATGGTTCGCGCAGGCCATGGCCGACATGCCCGAATTCTTCACGAACACGCTGGTCATCGACCTGGAGGCGCTGTCGAATTACGAGCCGCCGCAGCCGGGCGCGATGCCGGGCGAAGAAGGCAACGGCGAAGAAGGCGGCGGCGATGGCGACGACGAGTAAGACCTCGTTCTTCAGCGAAGCGACCGCCGCCGTCAATCACTTCCGGCAATACGGGTTCGAGTCGCAGGCAGAACTAGACCGCTGGGTCGCGCGCCTGCGCCAGGCGGCGCTCCTGCAGCTCCGCACGCCGGCCGAGACCGAACGCGCTATCCGTGACGCGCTCACGCAGAAGTATCGCGGGCTCGTGACGCAGGGCGGCATCCTGAACCAGATGCCGGCGGTCTCGCGCATGAACCTCGAACGCGTGAAGCCAAAGCTCCGTGCGGAGTTGGATCGCCGGATCATGGCGAGCGCGAACCTCATCAAGTTGAACCGCGCCGAGGCCATCGACAAGACGATGCGCCGTTTCCAGGGCTGGGCCACGTCGATCCCTGCCGGCGGATCGCGCGCGGTGGACGTCAAGGCCGAGAAGGACGACATCCGCAAGGCAATCGGCCAGATGGACTTCATCGAACGCCGCGTCGTCATCGACCAGTCGCACAAGCTCATCGCGACCTTGAATGACATCGTGGCAGTGGAAAATGGCGCACTCGCGGCTGAATGGCATTCACCGTGGCGCAGACAGGGCTACAATGCGAGAAAAGATCACAAAGAACGTGATCTGAAAGTCTTCGCAATCCGGGGTAATTGGGCCATCGAGAAGGGGCTCATGAAGCCTGGCCCAGATGGATACACCGATGAAATCGAAGCGCCGGGACAGCTCGTTTATTGCTCCTGCACTTACAAATACATCTTTGCTTTGCGAAAGCTGCCGGTCGAAATGCTTACCAAATCCGGCATGTACGCTCTGCCTGAAAAGGTGTAGCCGATGCAAGATTGAGAAACCATTCGTCTCATTCAGCCGCAATGCGCGAAGACCTGATGGTTTGGCGTGCCAGTGCCGAGAATGCGTTTCTGCAGGGTATCGCATCCACAGATCGAAGAACGCGGCCAAGCTCGATGCGAAGCGCCTAGAATGGGCGCGCGCGAACCCTGACCGTCAGGCAATCTATCGGAAGAGGTGGATCGAGAAAAATACCGGATACGTCCATCCAGGAAAAAAGGCAGCGGACGCCGCTTATTACAGGGCTAACTCGGCAGCCATCAAGGCGCGCGCAAATGCGTGGAATCGGGCACATCCTGAGGCTACTGCTGCTCAGTGTCGGCGCTATCAGGCGCGGAAAAGGGGCGCGAGCCCCGCATGGGCGAATACGTCCGCCATGAGGAAAATCTATGCGGAAGCTCAGCGCTTGAGCATTGAGACGGGGATTCGACACCATGTCGATCACATCGTTCCATTGAATCATGATCTCGTGTGCGGACTGCATTGCGAGTTCAATTTGCAGATTCTTTCGGCGTCAGACAACATACGGAAGAGCAATCGCTTCAAACCCGGATAGAATTTGCGCCCATGCCCACCGTCTCCGCAGCACAGCATCGCCTGATGGAAGCCGCAGCTCACACGCCCGGCGGCGTGGCTGGCGTCCCGCAATCGGTCGGGAAGGAATTCGTCAAGCACGACACCGAGGGCGAGTCTCTGCTGGTGCTGGACGACACGCCCGCGCAGGCGCCCATCGCGCCGCATGCCGGCCCGCGTGGACGTGCCGCCGGAATCATGTTCATGACGCCGGAAGGCGAGACGCTGCTGCTCCGTCGCGGCGATGGCGGGGACTTCCCGCGCACCTGGGGCCTGCCCGGCGGGCACCTCGAAGAGGGGGAAACCGATGAGCAAGCCGCCCGGCGTGAAACTCTCGAAGAGACGGGCTTCGATTACAAAGGCCCCTTGGAACGCCTTTGCAGCGATGGTCAATTCACTGCTTTCATCGCCCGTGGAGTGGAAAAGTTCGCGGTGTCGATCTGTGACGAATCCACCGGATTCGCCTGGAGCAAGCCCGAAGAAGCGCCGGAGCCGCTGCACCCCGGCGTCCGCCTGAACTTCCGCGTTGCCGCCGCGCATACGGAACTGGATGTCGCGCGCCTGATCCGCGACGGCGATCTCCCGTCGCCCCAGGTGTTCGGGAACTCGATGCTCTTCGCGCTCCGGATCACCGGCACCGGCCAGGCGTTCCGCTGGGCCAAGGAAGAGGATCGGAAGAAGAATCCCGAGCTGGTGGGCGAATTCGTCCACCGTGACGAATCGCTCTACCTGAATGATGAGTTCCTGGCGCGCTGCAACGGCTTGCCCGTGGTCTGGCAGCACCCGGAGAAGTCCCGGCTCGATACCGTCTCCTACGCCGAGTCCAACATCGGCGCGATCATGCTGCCGTACATCCGCCACGATCTCGGAGAGGCGTGGGGCATTGCCCGCGTTCTCGACCTCGTGGCCGGCGCCGAAATGGCGCGCGAGGGCGCCACGTGGAGCACGTCGCCCGGTGTCGTATTTGACGCCGGCAGCGGCAGTGTTAAAGTCCCGCTCGACGGTGGGACTTCCATCCTCATCGAAGGAAATCCGTACCTGATCGACCATCTCGCAATCTGCGAACAGGGCGTTTGGGACAAGGAAGGCCCACCGACGGGCGTGCAAGTTGACCAACCAATCGAGGTGAAAATGACCGAAGAAGAGAAGGCGAAGCTCGCCGCCGCCGAGAAGGCGAAGAACGATACCGCCATCGCGGACGCGCAGCCTAGCCTCTCCGAGATCATGGCCGCCGTGAAGGGCCTCGTCGGCTCCGTCGCGACCATCGGCTCCCGCATGGATGCCGTGGAGAAGAACATGCCCGCGCCGGCCCTGAATGCCGCCGACAGCCACCGCAAGGACGCTTCCGAGAAGGAGAAGGAAGAAGAAGAGCGGAAGGACTCGGAAGAGCGTGCGCGCAAGGACTCCGAGGAAAAGGCGAAGAAGGAGGCCGAAGAGAAGGCCGCCAAGGATTCCGAGGAAGAAGCGAAAAAGGATGCCGAGGAATCGGAAGCCATGGCCGATTCGCAGGCCCGCGCCGATGCCGTGTATCAGCTCCACGGCCTGTCCGCTCCGCACAAGTTCCCGGGCGAGCGCCTGACGGCGTACCGCACCCGCCTGGCGCGCAAGTTGCAGCCGCATTCGCCGCAGTGGAAGGGTGCCGACCTGGGCGCGATCACCGACTCCGTGGCGTTCAAGATCGCCGAGGACATGATCTACGCCGATGCCGCGCGCGCCGCGACCATGCCCGTGACCGATGCCGCCGCCCCGCGCGTGCTGCGCCCGATCATGCGCCGCAACGCTTCGGGCCACAACGTCACCACCTTCCAAGGCCCGGCCGGCGCCTGGATGGACGACTTCCGCGCCCCGTACAAGTCGCTCATTTCCTTCGAGAAGGATGGCAAGTAAATGTCCGCCAACAGCATCGCCTTCAACCCGTTCGCGACCACCGTCGCCGCCGGCCAATTCCTGACCACGGCGACCGGCCTTGTGGCCGGCACGTTCTTCGACAGCCCGGCCCATCGCTACGATCTGGCCGGCGGCGTGCTCGCCGCGTCCGAGACGCTGCCCATGTGGG